GGGTGCTCCTTATTTTTAATGCAGCGGAAATGGTGGAGATTACCCCTCTTCTATTAGAGCTCAAAAAGCAGGGCTACAAAATAATGTTCGAGCCACAAGCTGACGGGACGTTTAATGTCACGTTCTGGCAGAGCGCTAGCCCTGATATAGGAGTCGCGGGCATGGATATTAGGAGCGCGTTGGAGAAGGGTGGTATCGGTAAGATGGTCGAAAATCTTATCGTGGAGGAAGGCCTCGAGAAGCTGACTATCCGTCCGCACAGAGCTGGCCTTATTCTCCCAAGTGATGTGATTGCAGATCAAATCGCACCTGGAGAGAAGATCTTCGGACTCACTTTCCAGGACATTCGCCCCACTCTCAAAACGCTCGAGATCGAACTTCCCCCCGGAACCAATGAGACCGCCCCCCCCCCCCCCCCCCTGTCCCCCCCCCCCCGCCGTGTCAATCTGATTGGTGGTGGCGGTGAGGGGCGTGTATTTGACCTTGCAGCCCTTAAACGCGGCGGCGATCAGCGTGTCGAGACTGAGGCCGAGTTGTTTTTCGAGCCATTGGTGAATCTTGTTCTTCATGCTGTACTTGGACAGCTTGAGGAATTTTTCCGTTACCCTGTGAGCCCTACCAATCTCCTGGACCGTAATGCTGGTCACGGAGATAGTGTGCTTGTCCTCTGGAATCCTCTCGTCCTCAGACAAGACCGGGCTGGTAGGCTCCGTGATTGCGCCCATTCTCGGGATAGTGATGTTCTCACCCCGGCCCGCGCCGTATCCTGGCTCGGGGGTCGGGAAGGGAGCAAAAACCATCCTCTGAATAGCGTTCCAGCGCAACCGCGTGGACAGGGCGTGGTTCCTCCACACACCCGAAGGTGATTCTGTCCATTGGGTGCCTGTTGCCACTTGTTAATCTCCTTGATCGGCTCCGTGGCTTTTTTCCCTCAATCGGTCAAGCTGTTTCTCGAAGGATTCAACGCCGGCTACCGGGTCGTCCGACGGCGTGGGATCGTCACCGCCGCCGCCACGGCCGGGCTCGACTATCACCTTCGGCTTGTCCTCTGTGGGGGCTTTGCCACCAAGTCGCACAATCCTCTGCCGTGCCTCTTTCGCACACTCGTCAAGGGCCTCGCGGTTTGTGAGGTTGCGGTTTAGGAACTCGTTATGCCGTCGGTAGAAAATACCTTCGACAATAAAGCGCCCATCATCGGAGTCCAGGTCCTTGTTGGAACCATAGAAGCTCCTCATATCCGCATCCGCTTCCCGCTCGGCGCTCCGCTTTTTGTCTTGTTCCCCCTCACGATAGTCGTGATACCCTTCGGGGTCCTCGAATGGATCGGGGGCCTCCTCGGGCTTCTCCGTGGGGGGTGCGGTGGCCGTTCGGCGCAAGTCCCCTAACTCGCGTGTGTGTTCGCCGTGCAGAGTTTTGAGGTTTTCGTGCTGTTCCCGTTCAGCCAGGAGGGCTTCCCCCAACTCTTCGGGGGTGTAATCCTGGTCGCCTACCCTAATTACAGCCGGCGGGGCAGGCTCCGACGCCGGATCGTCCTGGGGGGCCTCGTCATCGGGAATGTCGGGAAGAAGGTCCTCGGGCCCGAGTCCATCTTCCGGGTTCCTTTTGTCAAGGTTGTCACCGGGTTGATCGTCTTTGGCTGGCATTGTTGCCTCCTCCCCGCCGGCTACCAATTCGTCATTGACCGGCGGGCTCGTGGTGAATCAGCTATCCGGGCGGCCCCGGACTGATTATTCGAACTCCTCCCTGACGGACTCCCCGTAGAGTTTCTTGCCTACGAGGGCTTCGCGCAGGCTTTTAACCGTCGTTAGTTCCAGGCAGAGCTTTATGGCCCGCGTGGGGTCCAGTTGCTCCGCGTTCGAAAATGCGTAGATTCGGTCGCAGACCTGAGTGTGAAGCTCGTCAAGGTAGGGAGCAAGCCTCAGAAGCATCGCGTGGGCGCCCTCCCCCTCAAGGACTGCCTTGAGAGCGTCCTCTGGAACTGCCGTTATCTCGTGACCCATTATTCAATCTCCATCGCCAGTAGCGGGGAGCTTACCTCTTGTAGTGCGTCGGCCAGTTTTTTGTTCGCGGCCACTAGATTGTCGATAATGTCCTCAAGGAACTCAAGTCGGCGCTCGATCGGATTGCCCTTCATGTCTCGGTTGTGGTACCGGTGGTAGAACTCAACCCGCTCCGCGAACCGTATTGCGCCTCTTATCGTGCCCATGTCGCTCTCCTACCAACAGAAAAAGGCCACCTCCCCATCGGCAGAACCGACCCTAGCTAGGAGTGGTGGCCTATCTTTCTGCTGGTATTATATTAAGTGCTTTTGAAAATTACGTCAAGTCTTACCTCTGTCCTTGGCCTTGGGGTCCGTTCAGGCCCCCCATCGCCTGTGCTACGAGCATAGCCTTTTCGACCTCTTCTTGCTTTGCCTGTTCGACCTCTCTCTCGTGTAGCTCTTGTTCGTCGGGCCGCAAGGTTTCGGGGTCGATGCTGAGTAGCTTCATGGCCCTACTAAGGAATTTTCTCAAGGAGAACTCTGCAAAGAACTCCTTGGCAATGAACTCGTTGGAAAAGACGATTTCCATGAAGGTAGCCATCTTGTCGAAGTCCTTTTGTCTCCGCGTGATTGCCCGCAAGCCCCTCACTCGGAACCTGGGTGCGTTTGCGACCGCAATATACCGCTCTTCGGGCGACAGTTGGGCCAGCGTGATAGCCGCCTTCTCTCCGATTGCGGCGACAATCTCGGGCTGGTACATATCGGGCATAAATTGCCACATGGTTTTCCAAATCTTGTCCAGCAACGGCTCGATCAACTTGTCCTCTAGGTCCCGAATAATCGAGTTGAAAAACGCGGTTGATTGCTGGCTTATTTCTATGATCTCCGTTGCTTTTACTTGTCTTGGGGGCAAGAGGCCGAGTTTCGTTTCCGATACCAATGACGCGGCCTGGATTTCCCGATCTATTAAGTTTGTGATTGCCATAGCCTCCTGGGGGACGTTCCCGGTGTCAACCCGCTTGAAAGCCTCTCGGGTGTCGGGGACGCTCTGCTTGATCGCTAGGGTGGTGCCGGGGCCGATCCCGCCCGATACCTGGCTTGGGTTCTCTAAGTCGGCAAGTCTAATCTGGCTCACGCCCCACACGCTCTTGATAGCGCCGTCCAGGATGAGGTTGAATAGCTCATCGTGGGCCCGGGCGAGGGGGGTAACGTGGTCCATGAAAGCCTTATGCCAAACGCTGTGAGGCACCCTAACGATGGGGGCCTCTACAAACGGGTCCTCGCCGTGCCAAAAGCGGTTTGGCTCCGGGTCGCGGATTAGGTACTGCTCGTTGGCTACGGCGCAGACGATGTTCTCCATGCCGTTTTGGACCCGGCCGCGCTCGTCTAGGATGGTTGCCCACACCTCGTCGATGGTGACGGTCTTGCGCTCCTTGGGCGTCGATTCTCCAATCGGGGATTCCGTTGTGGCGGCTCGAGCCACCTTGTCCTCGGCCTTCTGGAAATTGGTCTGTATCTGCTCAATGACCTCATACTTGTAGACGCCCGCCTCGGCCATCGCTATGACCTCGTGGATGTCCCGCTCGACTCGATGTATTTTGTAAAGGCCACGGCCAGATGGGTCGGGGTAGTAGTCCCACGCACGCACGAGGTCAATAGCCAATTCGGGGACCACGGTTTCCCGCATTACCATATTTTGAGTCATTTCGGACTCGCCAAGTTCGTTCACCCGTAGCCCGTACTCAACCTCGGGGACCCTCTTTTTCTTGTCAATCATGTAGACCTTGTAGATGATTAGGGCTTCCATCAGGCCGACCTTCACCCCGTCGGCAATCAGGGTGGCGAAGTCAAGCCCTTCGAGGCGGTCCTTCACTAATCGCCTAGTGGCCGAAGCGTCTATGGACTCAAGAATGTAGTCGTTGGCAAGCTCAACGTCGAACCAATCGCCAAATTCCACAAGCCCGGTCTTTATGTACCCGGAAATTTGCTCGGTCGCCATCGGCACCTTCGGTATGGTTTCCTTGCTCTGTCCCCTTACCTTGTGTCTCCAGCTACGACGGCCGTGGTAGGCGTTCCAGTTCGCCCGGGTCTTTTGCTCCCATATCCGCTTCGCGTCCCTGGCTTCCTTTCGGTAGGCGGTGACGATTTGGATGATATGGGTTTCGTCTGAGCCAGGAACGTAACCGTCCCCTTCGGCGTGTCCGTGAAGTGCCATTATTCAGAATCTCCGTACATTGGTTGCGGCACAGTTGGTTGCTTCGATTCTCTATCCAGAGCGCATACGCAGTTATTACAATGCCCCATAATCCGAAGCCCCGGCCTGAGTATTTCGCCGCAGATTCGACATTGAATTGGGCGAATGTCACTTGACTCCATACGAAATCTCCAACGCATCCGTGGGCACCGATATTACGGATTGATCGCCATACCCAGGATCGCGCATCGTAACCCTGTCGTGACGCTTCACTCTAAGCCCGGGAGTGCCGTGCCGCACGGCCACACCGTAGCCAAAGGCATCGCCGGGGTGGGAGTCTGTGTCCTTAACGGCCCTCTCCCGCAGAACGGCGCCTGTGTTGCTGCGTCGGTAGTGCCAGCCACCTCTAAGCGCCCTTATTAGGGACTTGCCGTAGCGCGGGCAAATTATGACGGCTGGCCCATGCTCCCCTAGCCCTGCGTTTAGGTAGGACTTGACCGCATCCCGCCGAGCCGACCATGCAACGGGGCCCGGGATGAAGTCGCCGCCAATCGAGGCCAATACTGCCTGGACAGCCGTGTTCTGGCTGTTTGACTGTTCGCGTATGCTCCCTGCGGGGTCCCCAATGTGGTCGTCAACCCTCAACCCCCGATACTTGCCGCTCAGTAAGGGCGTGATGTCCGAGGCAATAATCTGCTCAACACCGACGTTCTTCCCAACTACAACGTCGTAAATCCGTCGCTGTCCCTTCGGTGATATTTGAGTAAATATGCACGTTGGGTTGAGGCCCCAATCCCACCACAGCTCCAGGGGGACACCGGCAATCGGAAGCAACTCTTGTAACGCAACGTGCCGCTTTTCCTCGACCTCTGGCGTGACAGCCACTCCTTTCTGGACAAATCCCGGCAGACCAAAAACAAGCCTACGGGCAAGGTCGGGCCGGCTAGACAACGCCTGTTCCATCTTCGGGCGATAAGCGGCGGGCAGGTTCACGTTCTCGCCCCGGTCGATCTCAAACAATTCGGTCCCGGGCGCGGGGGTGGTGGAAAACCTCACCCACGACCAATGCTCCTCGTTGGGGTAGTTGCAGGTGATTTGGGCCCTGGGCGTAATACCCTTCTGGCGCAGACAGGTTAGGGCCAGCAACCACGCTTCCTCTGCAATCCCGCTCCCGATGTCGTCCACGGCGGCGGGGGCAACCTCCTCGGCCCATACCCCGCCTAGCTGTAGCGACTGAAATATGCTCAAGTCGCCAAGGTCGTCCACGCCGAAAAGCTGGATGGTGAAATACCCTGGTAGCTCGATGATTTGGTCCGATTTCCTGTATTTTATGTTCTTTTTGATGGGCGAAGAGAGAAACGACGGGATCGTTGTGCGTACGACGTTCTTGTAAGTGTCCCGGAAAATCGCCCATTGGACCGGCAAGGCAGACGGGTCCTGTTGCTCCGCATGGGCCACCATAGCCA